GCGGCTACATGAATTTCCAAGGGTTGGCTAGTAATGGCACACAGACTTTTGGAGTCAACCACAATGGAACAATATTCACTACGTCTGGTTTAGCAGTAGGCGGGGTAGGTGCAAATAATACGCTGGATGATTATGAAGAGGGTACTTGGACGCCTACGGATTCATCTGGAGCAGGTCTTACCCTTTCTGTTTCTGGCGCAAACTACGTCAAAGTTGGGACATTGATTCACGTTACTGCTTATCTTAATTTTCCCAGTAATAGCAATGGCGCTGGAGTTAGGCTTAATGGACTTCCGTTTACAACAAAAAATAACCAAAACTATTCTTACTTAATGGGCCGAAGCGCCATTGGTGGGATAATGTTACAAGTAGATAATCATAGTACGACTTTTGATATTCGACCTGCGGATAGTGACAATGGAGTTACTAACTCACAAATTTCTAATTCTCACATTTTATTTAGCGGTACATACATAACTGCATAACATACGCCTAATGGACTTTAGGCACAGACAGGAATAAACAACATGTTAGAAAAGCAAATCACACAAGACAAGATTGAAATTGTAGGCGAGTTTAAGCACGTTCAAGTTCGCACAAAGACAGCAGTAATGGAAGATGGTGTGGAGTTATCAAGCGGCTTCCACAGGCACGTTGTATCAGCAGGTGACGACTACTCAGCAGAGAGTGCAGAACTACAGGCTATTTGTGGACTAGTACATACCGATGCTGTTGTAGCCGCTTACGCTGCTCATTTAGCTGCATCAGTCCCAGAATAGGAGAGTAATTATGCCACAAGGCAAAGGTACATACGGCACTACAAAAGGCCGTCCCCCAGCAAAACCTACCAAGAAACCAAAGAAAAAGTAGATGTGGTCTAGCCCAACAGGGCTACCCCTAGTACACCAAAGCACTTCCCTTCTCCCAGAGGGGAAGGCTCTAATCATAGAGCCAGTGGTGGCCCAACGCCCCATCGAATATCTAGTAGTACAACCATCAACTAAACCTTACGAAACCCTAGAATATAGCAGGAGGTTATGGCTATGTTAGCGGAAATCGCCCTTGCCAATAGTCTGTATAAGGTGGTCTCGACAGCGTTCAAAAATGGCAAGTCCATATACGATATGGGTAGCTCACTTACCGACTATTTCTCAGCGACACATGAAGTTCAGAAAAAAGCTGGGGACAGTGGTAGTAAAGGCACAGCCTTAGAATGTTGGCAATATCAGGAGCAGCAAAGAATCCAGAGAGCCAATCTTGAGTGGCATATGAAAAAGAGTCGCCTTAATGGTTGGACAGATTTTGTTCGCTTTGAGGCCGAATGGCACAGACAACGCAGAGAAGAAGAGTTGGCTTTGAGAAATAAGAAAGCTAGGCAAGCAGCCAAGCTACAGAAAGACTTACAGTTAGCAATCAACATTGGTGTCTGCATGATACTTGCTATGGGCTTACTGTTTGGAATCGCAATCTACTATAGAGGTTAATACTCATGTCCCAAATGACGGACTATGATGCAGGACGCTTAGTGACCCTAGTAGAAACGCTAGGCACTCAAGTCGAAACATTAAATGAAATAACAGTCACACTATCCAACCGCATTAACGACCTAGAGAAACAGCTAGTCAAAGGCAAGGGATTCCTTGCTGGAGCCATGCTTCTATCCATAGGTCTAGGTGGTGTTGGTACTTCAGTCCTATCCAAATGGTTAGGTACATAAAAACTAATAATTCGTACACGTCAAAATGTACATTAAATTATACATTATAATATATCAGAAACTTAAAACTATACATTATAATATATAAGCAACATAAACAAGGAACCACTATATGTCATCTCTCAACCCCTTCGCAGGGATTGCAGAGGGAGTCATGGGTGGGCTTGATGATTTATTTACCTCGGACGAAGAGAGAGCCAACGCTGCTCTTAAAGTCCAAGAACACCTCCAGAAACCCCACGTTCTACAGGCAATGGCAAATATAGAATCTGCCAAACATAAGTCTGTGTTCGTGGCTGGTTGGAGGCCAGCTATCGGTTGGGTATGTGCTATTGGCCTAGGCTATCAGTTCCTTATCCTTCCCTTTGCAGGACTCATCAATGCCTACTTTGCACTCCCCGCAGAACTCCCTTCTATTCAATCCGCAGAACTAACAACACTCGTAATGTCTCTCCTAGGTCTAGGCGGTTTACGCTCCTATGAGAAAACAAAAGGACTTACTAAATGAGTAATACCAAACTAGAAGCAATCATGGCGGACTTACACCAAGAGTTAGCCAATCAATTATTAACAGAAGTCCAATCAGGTGAAACATCTGCAAGTATCCTCAACGTGGCCCGTCAATTTCTAAAAGACAATGGTGTTGATGGAGTACCCACGCAAGGCAACCCCTTGGACAATCTTATTCACGCTCTTCCAGATTTTAATGAAGACGAACTCCCACTTAACCACTAGGTAACGCATGGCTACACCCGTAGTGAACGACCCTATCAAGAAAGACTTCCGAAAGTTTCTATACATAGTATGGAAGACTCTTAATCTACCAGACCCCACACCCATCCAGTACGACATGGGGAACTATCTCCAAGTAGGACCTAGACGTTGTGTCATTGAAGCTTTCCGTGGCATAGGTAAGTCATGGATAACCTCTGCGTATGTGGTGTGGTTACTTTATTGTGACCCTCAACACAAGATTCTGGTGGTATCCGCATCCAAAGAACGTGCTGATGCCTTCTCTACGTTTACCAAAAGACTTATCAATGAGATTGAACTGCTAGCTCACCTTAGAACAAAGAATGGGCAACGTGATTCTGTCATTGCATTTGATGTTGGACCTTCCATGCCTGACCACTCTCCCTCGGTTAAGTCCGTGGGTATCTCAGGTCAGCTTACAGGGTCCCGTGCCAACACTATCATTGCTGATGACGTGGAAGTTACAAACAACTCTGCCACTCAGACTATGAGAGACAAACTATCAGAGGCAATCAAAGAGTTTGATGCTGTATTAAAGCCTGATGGACGTGTTATTTACCTCGGTACACCACAGACTGAGATGTCTATATACAACCTGCTACCAGAACGTGGCTATGAGATTCGTATATGGCCTTCTCGCTACCCTACAGACAAACAATCAGCAATGTATCAGGGTAGATTAGCACCCTTTATAGAGCTTAATAGAGCCTCTCAAGAGGGGTTACCAACAGAGCCAGATAGATTCACCAAGATAGACCTTATGGAGCGTGAAGCATCCTATGGTAAAGCTGGTTTTGCCCTACAGTTTATGCTGGATACAACACTAGCAGACGCTGATAAGTACCCTCTTAAGCTATCAGATTTGATGGTGACTGCGTTGAACCCAAGGAAAGGTTGGACAGACCTAGCATGGGCTTCAGGTCCTTCACAGATAGTAGAGAATGTGCCTATCGTTGGGTTCACTGGTGACAAGTTCTATAGACCCATGTGGATGTCTGACGACATGCTGGACTTCACAGGCTCAGTGCTTGCCATTGACCCATCTGGTCGAGGTAAAGATGAGACTGCTTACGCTGTTGTGAAGATGCTTAATGGTTATCTATATGTCACTCGCATAGGTGGCTTTACGGGTGGTTACTCGGACAAAACTTTAACCAGTTTGTCCACAGTGGCTAAACAAGAGTCCGTGAACATGGTGATTGTGGAGAGTAACTTTGGTGATGGTATGTATGTGAAGCTACTTACACCTATCCTTAATAGAATCCACAAGGTATCTATAGAAGAAGTCCGTCACTCCACTCAGAAAGAGATGAGGATGATAGACACCCTTGAACCTGTGATGATGCAACACCGATTGATAGTCGATGAGAAGCTCATTAAGGAAGACTACGACAGCGCACCAGAACCTTCTTATAGTTTGTTCTACCAGATGACTCGATTGACTAGAGACAGGGGAGCAATCATCCATGATGACCGCTTAGATGCTCTAAGTATGGCTGTTGCTTACTGGACAGAACAGATGGATGCTGACAGTGAATCTTTAGCTACACTGCAAAAAGCAGAAGAATTTACTAGAGGATTAGAGAGGTTCATGGACCATGCTGTAGGACAAAAACCTAAAGGAATTACTTGGATGTAGCAAAGGTTGCACTAAGGGGGAACCCCTGAGATAGGACTCTGAGATGTGATGTTGTGTGATGGAACTAATAGTCCTAACTACAACACCATATCTCTAAGATTCCCTCTATTAGATGTCTATTGGTTATCCTTTATGTGGGGCTATTGGATTGTCCTTTGGTTATTCCCAACTTTTGTTTTGGCGAAAAACTATGAGAGGGTGATTACGTATCGGGGCAGGCGGAAACCCCCCTCTTACCTATCAGAATCTTGAGAGGACCTCAGCCAATGTCCTAGGGATTGTCAAAGGGTCCATTGCAGGGCCTGCAGGGCCTCATTTAAAAAGAGGTATCAAGCCTTTAATAGTTCTATTGATGGTCCTATTGATGGTCCTATTGATAGCTTTAAGATGGTCCGATTGTTTTCCCTATCAATGGCTAAACTATCGTTTTTGATTTTCCTATTGAACAACCTATTGAACAACCTATTGAACAACCTATTGACCACCTTATATAGGTAAACTAAATGAACTGTATTAAATCCTATAACGATATAGTTGTTGTACTGTATCTATTATTCATATAAGCTGTTTTTATTTTTCTTTTAAAGGACGGACCAAATGATTATTAAGACTTTCGGAATTGCACAAAACTATAACCTACAAATGCCACTATCTACCGGTACAGTCACAACGCCATACGATAGCAGAATGATTGAACAGCGCGATGAATTGCAGGCCTTGATTGTGACTAGGACCAAACGCAAGCTTAAAGCGCGCTCTAAAATAATCAGGACTAACCAACCTGTACAACAAACACCTACTTATATAGTCGCCATGGCTAGCATCATTGCACCATTAACAATTGTGATGATTGCAATATCGCCACTATTTATTAACTTTCCAACATCTTAAGCGAGGCTTAACCAATGAAAAACACAATCAACCTTAAAGACTTAAAGCAAGGTGAATACTTCAAGCGTAAGGAATCCTCTAAAAAGGTTTTTATACGTCAACATTTCAACCGCAAGAATCAATGGGGTCCTGCATCTATATGGTGCGGTGATGCAGAAGCTATTGGTGATGGTATCGAGCTAAACCCAAACACAGTAGTTTTTATTAACTTCGAATATTAATTATTCAACAAAGGGCCTTGATAGTTTCAGGGCCTTTGATTGAGTTATTAATTTAAATAACCAACAACAACAACAACCGAGGTATCACCATGAAAATTGAAGTTATCAGCAAGCAACGCAAAGACGGCAAGTATAAGGTTAAAACATTCTTTAAGGGTGCGCCCAATATGTTTGGCGGCTTTGACCATGGTCAATGTTTTACTACCTTAAAGACTGCAGAACAAATTATAGACTTGATTAATTATTGCTCTTTTGAGGGTGGTATTAATATTGAGCAATTCCAAACTACAACAACAACCGAGGTATAACACTATGTTAATGAAAACTGAACTATCACCATTAGATACTTATTTAACTATGAGTAAGGCTGAATTAATGAGGCAAGCGCGCTCTCTGTTTGATGTTAAAGGGTCGCTTTTGGCGGACCCATTGAGCAACCCCAAAATAGCTAAGAATGCAAAAGAAAATGGGGTCCTTACTTTTCCATTACATTTAGCACCTTTCAAAATGTCAGGCTATAACACTTGCGCTAGTGCTTCTAAAGGTTGTGCTGAAGCTTGCCTAAATACTGCAGGCAATCCCGTATATTTAAAAGGCAAGCTTGCCGCGCGAATTGCTAAAACTAAACTGTATTTTGAGAACCGACCATTATTTACTGCAATCCTCATTAAAGAAGTCGTCGCCGCCAGTAACAAGGCAAGCAAGGCTAACATGGCACTAGCATTCCGTTTAAACGCTACAAGCGATATCAAATGGGAAAAGTCTAAACTATTACACATTGGCATTATGTCCTCACTGCTAGCCATTTTGCATGCTGCAGCACCCATGGCTAAATTCTACGACTATGCAAAGGACCACAAGCGCACAAGCGATACTTTGCCGCCTTACTACTCTTTGACCTATTCACTATCGGAAGAAAACGATATATCTAGTTCTATGGTCCTAAGTCGCGGTGATAATCTAGCAGTCGTTTTTGATGTTAAGCGAGGCAAACCACTACCAGCACGACACACAATTAACGGGGTATCTGCAATAGTGATTGATGGTGATTTAACAGATTATCGACCCGATGATATTCAAGGTGTCATTGTAGGCCTTAGAGCAAAAGGTGAAGCTATTGGTAGTACTTCGGGTTTTGTTCGGTCCGCTATTCAATCAACATTCTTCACGGCTTAACTAATACTTTCAATACAGGAATATATACATTATGGAATCTATAACTCTTTTTAATACAGTTTTTCAGGTCCACACGTTTCCACTATTAGCCGTCATTGGGCTAGTGGTCCTAGCAGGCATTGCAGGCCTTGCTGTAACTCTTTTAAGTGAGGACCTATAGCTTATATACATTAACTTAAAGGGCCTTGTATGGGGCCTTTTTGGATGCTGTATTAACGCGTCACTAAAATAACCTGGCACTAAAAAAACAAGGAATAAAACAACATGGCTAAATATCAAAAAACTGTCGACATATGGACCCTCAACCAAGAGCAAAGGAAAGGCCTTCAAGCAGGTCAATGGATAACTGCAGGGCCAAATGGCGCGCGCGGTATATGGTGCGGAATTAGCCCTAGTGGGTCTTGTGTCGCTATATGGTGCGGCAACATGGCGCGCAATAAAAACCCCTCTCAATACATTAAAGACTTAATGGCATATGCCAAACGATAACCAAAAGGATAATTAATCATGATTGTAATTACAGACACCAAAACGCCAATTGTAATGGGAACGCCTCGCAACATTCTAGACTTCGATTTTAAGGGGTCCAGAGCGCGCTTTGATAGCCTTAACGCAATTTTATACTGGAATGGTACAGCAACTAAATACAAGCACCTTAGAGGTGAGCCATTGGACGCATTACAAGAAGCGCAAATGGAAGACATATTCGAGCAACTAGCTAGACAGGAACCAACACAATGAGCAACTACCAAACGCAAAAACGCCTACGCAATATGGTGGCGCATGCCATCAAAACTAAATGCATAACTGCAGGTGAAGGCCTCACAATCACGCACCATTATGCCATGGGTTCCCGTGCTGCTAGCAGATACACAAGCGAGGCTAGCAGGGTCCTCATTGCCG